TCTCCCAAACGAAGATTTGCTGCAGTAAGGTCAAATGGTGCTGATCTAAACGTCGCTCACTCTTGCCCAAAAGGAGCATAAAACGTGGCATCATCTTTCGCTTTTTGAGGGGTGATTTTTTATGCAAATTGGTTATGTAAGGGTGTCAACAAATGACCAAAACACCGCATTGCAGCGAAACGCGCTTGAGTGTGCAGGATGTGAGCTAATTTTTGAAGATAAAATGAGCGGTAAAACCGCTGATCGGCCAGGACTAAAAAAGGTGCTGCGTACCCTTTCTGCAGGTGACACGCTGGTTGTCTGGAAGCTTGACCGGCTGGGCAGGAGTATGCGCCATCTTGTTACGCTGATTGAAGATCTGCGTGGGCGGGGCATAAATTTTCGTAGCCTGACGGACAGCATTGACACATCGACCCCCATGGGGCGTTTTTTCTTCCACGTTATGGGGGCCCTGGCAGAAATGGAGCGTGAGCTGATAGTGGAGAGAACCCGGGCGGGGCTGGAGGCCGCCCGGGCGCAGGGGCGAATAGGGGGCAGAAGACCGAAGCTGACGCCGGAACAGTGGGAGCAGGCCGGACGGTTAATCGCTGCCGGTGAAACGCGGCAAAGGGTGGCCCTGATTTTTGATGTGGGCATATCGACGCTCTATAAAAAGTTTCCCGCAACCCTGGCGATGCCTGCCTGACAGGGCGCCCGCTTATTGTGCCATCCGTGGCACATAGCGGGTAACGTGCGTTGCGGGCCCATCATCCAGAACATAAGCAGACCCCCTGTAACCGGAGAGACTGCCTTATGGCTCAGGATTACCACCACGGGGTGCGCGTTGTTGAAGTCAACGAGGGCACCCGATCCATTACCACGGTGAGCACCGCCATCGTGGGCATGGTCTGCACCGGCGATGATGCTGATGCGTCCATGTTTCCCCTAAACAAGCCGGTCCTGCTGACCGATGTGCTGACCGCCAGCGGCAAAGCGGGCGAGTCCGGCACGCTGGCCCGTTCGCTGGATGCGATTGCAGACCAGGCTAAACCCGTGACCGTCGTTGTACGTGTGGCGCAGGGTGAAACCGAAGCGGAAACCACCTCCAACATTATCGGCGGCGTTACCGCTGACGGTAAAAAAACGGGTATGAAAGCGCTGCTTTCGGCGCAGTCGCAGCTGGGCGTCAAGCCGCGCATTCTCGGTGTGCCGGGGCACGACACGCAGGCGGTTGCCACTGAACTGCTGAGCGTAGCGCAGAGTCTGCGCGGGTTTGCCTACCTGTCAGCCTACGGCTGCAAAACGGTGGAAGAAGCGATTGCCTACCGTGACAATTTCAGCCAGCGCGAGGGGATGCTGATCTGGCCTGACTTCATCAACTTTGACACCGTGCTGAATGCAGATGCGACGGCTTACGCCTCCGCCCGTGCGCTTGGTCTGCGCGCCAAAATTGACGAACAGACCGGGTGGCACAAAACCTTGTCCAACGTGGGCGTGAACGGCGTCACCGGCATTTCCGCCGATGTGTTCTGGGATCTGCAGGACCCGGCAACCGATGCGGGACTGCTCAACCAGAACGACGTCACCACGCTTATCCGCAAAGATGGCTTCCGCTTCTGGGGTTCCCGTTGCCTCAGTGACGATCCGCTGTTTGCCTTTGAGAACTACACCCGAACGGCGCAGGTGCTGGCTGACACCATCGCAGAAGCGCACATGTGGGCGGTGGATGGCGTGCTTAACCCGTCGCTGGCCCGTGACATTATCGAAGGTATTCGCGCCAAGCTGCGCAGCCTGAAAACGCAGGGCTACATCATCGGCGCAGACTGCTGGCTGGATGAGTCGGTGAACGATAAAGACTCTCTAAAAGCCGGGAAGCTCACTATCGACTACGACTACACGCCGGTGCCGCCGCTTGAAAACCTGATGCTGCGCCAGCGCATCACCGATCAGTACCTGCTGGATTTCTCCAGCCAGGTCAGCGCGTAAGGGGACACCATGGCTTTACCACGCAAGTTAAAACACCTGAACCTGTTCAACGACGGGAATAACTGGCAGGGGATCGTTGAGTCTCTGACCCTGCCGAAATTTACCCGCAAGTTTGAGAAGTATCGCGGCGGCGGTATGCCGGGCGCGGTGGACGTGGACATGGGGCTGGATGACGGCGCACTGGACACGGAATTTTCCATCGGCGGCACTGAACTGCTGTTATTCAAGCAGATGGGGGCTGCAACGGTGGACGGCATTCAGTTGCGCTTCACCGGCTCCATTCAGCGTGACGACACCGGGGAAGTGCAGGCGGTGGAGCTGGTTGTGCGCGGACGCCACAAGGAACTGGATTCCGGCGAGTGGAAGACCGGCGAAAGCAACACCACCAAAGTCAGCAGCACCAACAGCTATGCGAAGCTGACCATCAACGGCGAAGTGCTCTATGAGGTGGATCTGGTCAACATGATTGAAATCGTTGGCGGCACGGACCTGATGGAAGCGCACCGTAACGCCTTGGGCCTCTGATTAACCTTAACGGCGCGGGCAACCGCGCCAGCGACCTCTTAACAGGAAAAAAAATATGAGCGATAACCTGACTGAAAAGACCGTACAGCTGGACACCCCTATCAAGCGCGGTAAAACCGAAATCACAGAGATTGTGCTGCGCAAACCGCAGTCCGGTGCGCTGCGTGGCACACGACTGCAGGCCATTATGGATATGGACGTGGGCGCAATGATGACCGTAATTCCCCGTATCTCCACGCCGACCCTGACGGCGCAGGAAATGGCAGAGCTGGACCCTGCCGATCTCACTGCGCTGTCCGTTGAGGTGGTGACTTTTTTGTTGAAGAAGTCGGTGCTTGCCGGTTTACCGACAGCCTGACGGTTGACGATCTGGTGGCAGATATCGCCACCATTTTTCACTGGCCGCCGTCCGTCACTGACGTTATGCCGCTGACCGAAGTGCTGGAGTGGCGGCATAAAGCTATTCAGAGAAGCGGGGCCAGCGATGAGTGACACTAACCTGCGCCTGCAGGTGATTCTAAATGCGGTTGATAAGCTCACCCGCCCATTCCGTTCTGCGCAGGCCAGCTCAAAAGAGCTGGCTACCGCCATTCAACAGAGCCGCGCCAGGCTGAAAGAGTTAGACGCTCAGGCGGGCAAAATTGATGGCTTTCGTAAATCCAGCGCGCAGCTGGCAATCACCGGTAATAACCTCAAAGCCGCGCGCGAAGAAGCGGCCAGGCTCGCCACGCAGTTTACCAGTACAAACCGCCCGACGGCGGCGCAGGCCCGTTTGCTTGAGCAGGCGAAAAACCGCGTTTCGGAACTGCAGACCAAATACAACGGCCTGCGGCAGTCGGTCCAGAAGCAACGCCTTGCGCTGAACGAGGCCGGACTTGATACCCGCAAGCTCAGCAGCGCCCAGCGCGAGCTGCGCCAGAACGCCGACGAAACCCGGCAGGCCCTGGACCGTCAGCAGAAATCCCTGAAACGGCTCGGTGAGCAGCAGGCCAGGGTTAACGCCGTCAGGGAGCGGTATTCCCGCAGTCTGGAGATACGGGATCGCATTGCCGGAGCCGGGGCCACAACCTCAGCGGCAGGGCTGGCAATGGGCGCGCCGGTCGTGGCGGCGGTGAGAAGCTATGCCAGCATGGAAGACGCTATGAAAGGCGTGGCAAAGCAGGTCAACGGTCTGCGGGATGATAACGGCAACCGTACGAAGCAGTTTTATGACATGCAGGCCGCCATCAAGGCTGCCAGTGAACAGCTCCCTATGGAGAATGGTGCTGTTGACTATGCCGCCCTGGTAGAAGGCGGCGCGCGCATGGGTGTAACCAATCAGGACGATCCCTACGAAGACCAGAAGCGTGACCTGCTCGCATTTGCCAGTACGGCGGCCAAAGCGGCAACTGCGTTTGAACTGCCCGCCGATGAACTGGCTGAAGGGCTGGGTAAAATCGCCAGCCTTTACAAGGTGCCGACCCGCAATATTGAGCAGCTGGGCGATGCGCTGAACTACCTGGACGATAACGCCATGTCTAAGGGCGCGGATATTATTGACGTGCTGCAGCGTATGGGGGGCGTGGCTGACCGCCTGGACTTCCGTAAGGCGGCAGCGCTTGGCTCCACGTTCCTGTCCCTCGGTGCAGCGCCGGAAGTGGCGGCCAGCGCGGCAAACGCTATGGTGCGCGAGCTGTCCATTGCCACCATGCAAAGTGACCGCTTCATGGACGGTATGGATCTACTCAAGCTCAAGCCAGAAGTGCTTGAAAAGCAGATGGCAAAGGATGCCATGGGCACCATTCTGCGGGTGATGGAAAAAGTTAAAAAGCTGCCGCAGGACAAACGCCTGTCCGCCATGACGATGCTGTTTGGCAAAGAGTATGGCGACGATGCTGCAAAGCTGGCTAACAACCTGCCGGAACTGCGCCGCCAGCTGCAGCTCACTGCAGGGAATGATGCAAACGGCTCGATGCAGAAAGAGTCCGACATTAACAAGGATTCGCTTTCTGCGCAGTGGATGCTGGTAAAAACGGGCGCACAGAACGCCTTCAGCAGCCTGGGCGAAACGCTGCGCCAGCCGCTGATGGATATCATGGATTACGTCAAAAGCGTAACGGGTGGGCTGCGGCGCTGGATAGAAACCAATCCGCAGCTGGCAGGCACGCTGATGAAAGTCGCCGCCGCCACCGCCGCGATCACGCTGGCGCTGGGCACGCTGGCCGTTGCGGTGGCAGCCGTGCTGGGGCCGATTGCCGTGATCCGGTTTGGTTTGTCCATGCTGGGCGTAAAAACGCTTCCGTCCGTATTCACTGCAGTTACGCGCACCGGCAGCGCACTGTCCTGGCTGGCAAATACACCGCTTTCCGTGCTACGTCGCGGGATGGCTTCAGCTGGCGGTGGCGCAAGTCTGCTGACTGCTCCGCTGAATGCGCTGCGGCGCTCCGCCGGGGTGGCGGGCAATGCGCTGAAGACGTTAGCCGGTGCCCCGCTTAACCTGTTACGCGCCGGAATGGCGGGTATTCGTAATGTTGTCGGTATGGTGATGAACCCCCTGGCAGCATTACGGGGCGGATTATCCGCCGCCGGTGGCGTGCTGCGCTTCCTGGTATCCGGCCCGCTGGCATTACTTCGCGTTGCGCTTTATGGGATTTCTGGCCTGCTGGGCGCACTGCTTAGCCCGATAGGGCTGGTTGTGGCTGCGCTGGCTGGTGTGGCGCTGGTTGTCTGGAAATACTGGCAGCCGATAAGCGCATTTTTAGGCGGAGTGGTTGAAGGATTCAAAGCTGCAGCTGCGCCTATCAGTGCGGCGTTTGAGCCACTGCAGCCAGTTTTCCAGTGGATAGGTGACAAGGTCCAGGCGTTGTGGGGCTGGTTTACTGATCTGCTTACGCCGGTTAAATCCACCTCTGCAGAACTGCAAAACGCGGCGTCGATGGGACGGCAGTTTGGCGAAGCGCTGGCGTCAGGGTTGAACATGGTCATGCACCCGCTTGATTCGCTTAAATCTGGCGTGTCGTGGCTGCTTGAAAAACTCGGCATCGTCAGCAAAGAAGCGGCAAAGGCGAAGCTGCCGGAGCAGGTGGTGAAGCAGCAGCCTCCGACGGTGAACAGTGACGGGAAAGTGGTGCTGCCGCCTGGCGGCTTCCCCATGATGGGGTTTGCTGGCATGTATGACAACGGCGGCACGATCCCACGCGGCCAGTTTGGCATAGTCGGTGAGAATGGCCCCGAAATCGTGAACGGTCCGGCAAACGTGACCAGCAGGCAGCGCACGGCGGCGCTGGCTTCGGTTGTGGCAGGAACCCTGGGCATCGTCAACAAAGAGACCGCAATAGCGAAGCTGCCGGAGCAGGAGGTGAAGCAGCAGCCTGCCACGGTAAATAGTGACAGGAAGGTGGTGCTGCCGCCCGGCGGGTTCCCCATGATGGGGTTTGCAGGCATGTATGACAACGGCGGCACGATCCCGCGCGACCAGTTTGGCATAGTTGGAGAGAATGGCCCAGAAATTGTGAACGGTCCGGCAAACGTGGCCAGCAGGCGGCGCACGGCGGTGCTGGCTTCGGTTGTGGCCGGAACCCTGGGCATGGCGGCAGCGCCTGCAGAAGCTGCACCCCTGCATCCGTTCAGCCTGCCTGCAATAGCATACAAACAGAGCCAGCCTGGGAAGGAGGACCGCGCACCGGCAGTGATGCACTTTGAAACGCACGCGCCGATCACGATTTATGCGCAGCCAGGGCAGAATCCGCAGGATATTGCGCGAGAAGTTGCCCGCCAGCTAGACGAACGCGAACGCCGCACCCGGGCTAAGGCGCGCAGCAATTACAGTGACCAGGGGGGGTATGACGCATGATGATGGTGCTGGGGTTATACGTTTTCATGCTGCGCACGGTGCCGTATCAGGAGCTGCAGTATCAGCGCAGCTGGCGGCACGCGGTTAACAGCCGCGTCAATCGCCGCCCGTCAACGCAGTTTCTTGGCCCGGACAACGACTCGCTGACGCTTTCCGGCGTGCTGCTGCCGGAAATCACCGGCGGCAGGCTGTCCCTGCTGGCGCTGGAGCAGATGGCTGAGCAGGGCAAGGCTTGGCCCCTGATTGAGGGCAGCGGGACGATTTACGGCATGTTTGTGATCGAGAGCCTGAACCAGACAAAGACGGAGTTTTTCGAAACCGGCATGCCGCGCCGGATTGAGTTTACGCTGACGCTCAAGCGGGTGGATGAATCGCTGTCTGATATGTTTGGCAGCCTGAGTGACCAGCTCAGCAACCTGAAAGACACCGCAACGTCTGCGATAGGGGATATTCAGAATACGGTTGGAGGACTGCTGCAGTGAATTTTAGTTCTGAACTCCTGAGCCTGTACGGCAAAAGCCCGGGCTTCAGTATTGTGATCGAAGGCAAGGACGTTACAACCGTGCTGAATAACCGCCTGATGGGCGTGACACTCACTGACAACCGGGGCTTTGAAGCGGACCAGCTTGATCTGGAACTGGACGACGCGGACGGGCAAATTGTCCTGCCGCGTCGTGGGGCGGTCATTCAGTTTGCGCTGGGGTGGGAAGGGCAGCCGCTTTTCCCTAAAGGCTCGTTTACGGTGGATGAAATTGAGCACAGCGGCGCACCAGATCGCCTCACCATTCGTGCCCGCAGTGCTGATTTCCGCGCAACCCTGAATATCCGCCGTGAAAAGTCCTGGCATCAGACAACCGTGGGGGAGGTTGTCAGGGAAATCGCGGCCCGCCACAACCTGAAAATGGCTATCGGGCAAGACTTGGCTGACCGGCCGCTGGATCACCTCGACCAGACAAATGAAAGCGACGCGAGTTTTCTGATGAAACTGGCGCGGCAGTACGGGGCTATAGCATCCATCAAAGACGGCAACCTGCTGTTTATCCGGCAGGGCCAGGGGCGAACGGCAAGCGGCAAGGCGTTGCCGGTTGTGACCATCACCAGAAAGGACGGTGACGGTCACCGCTTTACTCTGGCAGACCGTGGCGCTTATACCGGGGTTATTGCCAGCTGGCTGCACACCCGCGAGCCAAAGAAAAAAGAAGTGACGAAAGTTAAGCGCCGTCGCCGGAAGAAAACCGCAAAACCAAAGGAGCCGGAGGCAAAGCAGGGGGACTATCTGGTGGGAACGGATGAAAACGTGCTGATACTTAACCGGACCTATGCAAACAGGGCTAACGCTGAGCGTGCTGCAAAAATGCAGTGGGAACGGCTGCAGCGCGGGGTGGCTTCATTCTCGCTGCAGCTCGCAGAAGGCCGGGCCGATCTCTATACGGAAATGCCGGTAAAGGTCAGCGGCTTTAAACAGCCAATAGATGATGCGGAATGGACCATAACCACGCTGACCCACACTATCGGCCCGGATAACGGCTTTGTTACCAGCCTTGAGCTTGAAGTGAAAATAGACGATTTAGAAATGGAATGAATTTGTTCACAAAATGGAAGTTGGTGTATCATTGTGTGATTGAAAGGGGCTGGAGCGGAGATAACGGAAATGATGAATTGCCCGAAATGCGGACACGCGGCACATACTCGGAGCAGCTTTCGGGTATCTGAACAGACAAAGGAACGTTACTGTCAGTGCCAGAATATAAACTGCGGCACCACTTTTGTAACGCATGAAACGGTTGTACGTTATATCGCCGCTCCAAACCTAATAAATCAGGCCCCGCCGCATCCAACAGCTGGCGGCCAAGGACATATGAGCTTCTAAAGAAACCCGCTTCGGCGGGTTTATTAATGGCACTATAAAAAAATCTGCTGCCATTTTGCTGCCAACGGCGATAACGTAAACAAAAAAGCCACTCGCGAGAGTGGCTTAAATGGATGATTCTAAAGCTAAAATTTGGTGGCCCCTGCTGGACTTGAACCAGCGACCAAGCGATTATGAGTC